TTCCCAACCTGCGCGTCCTGCGGCAGTTGCGGAAAGACCAGATTTCTGACCGCCAAGAAGGCGAACCATAGTTACGGCATTACTATTTCTTAAGTAAGCTTGTGCAGCATATGCGGCATATGTTGGGGCGGTATAATTACCATCACGCCAGACATCACCACCTTGACCACCTGGAATTGGATTACCAAAAGTTTGAACATATTCTGAAAAGGAGTTAACCTTAACTGGACGCATTGCTGGTCCTCGTTCTGTTCTACCAATAATCACTGGTCCCATTTCGTCTGCTACAGCAGGCAGTTGCGAATTATCAATCTCATTGATAAATATGCCTGGTGAAATAAACTTGAAAGATTTAACTGACATTATGAAGTGTCTCCTTGTCGCTCTTCGATATGTGCTAAGGAATAAAAAATATTCTTATTATCGTAAATAAATAGTTGAGAAAAACCTGAAAGTCCTAAATATAACCTTTACTCCCGATAAAAAGGAACATTGCCGCTAATGTGTAGATGTTCTGGGATATCTCCGAAAATAACATGCTCTCTTGGCAGTTTTATTTCTACTGCATTTTCCCTTCTAACTACCTTTGGACGCTCTTCATTTTTGTCTGCGCCCATAATATATCCGATGACTCTAAAACTGATTTCAGTCTCATAACCTCGGGCATCTTCTAACAAAGATGAAGCATTGTTATTTAAAGCATAATCTGATTCAAGAAAAACTTCAAACCTATGATTATCCTTTTCAACAATAAAGTAATTGATTGCGCCGGTCTTGGTCATAAATGGAGTAATTATTTCATTTATCTGTTGTTGATATTCGGACATTACGGTTAATTTATAGGTAACCTCAAGATAAACTGGAATTGGCACAGTAATCGTTTCATAAACAACTTTCTTATTTTGTCGTGGAAAGTTGTTTTGATTTGTTCCCACTGCGTTTAAAACAAGTCGTTTAGAATCTGCGTTAGCAAAGTTGGCTGTTTTATCTTGCTTTATCTCTCTGGCAACCGTCATTGATCCACCCTTGTTGCCTCCCTGATTATTAACAGCAGCATAATAAGCTCCACGCTTGGAAAGATCTTTTGAGATGCCGGTCCTCTCAAGGCTCATAATTGGATAGATTAGCCAACCATTAACATCTCTTAATTCTCTATTGTGCTTTATTTGATATGCTCTCTCAGCACCGGACCAAATAAAAGGCACTTTTTTGAAGCCTTTATTTGTGGTGCAAAAAACATCCAACTCTTGATCAATATAATCAAAAAGGGCACGATCAATTGTCTCAATCGTGGAAGGCATTAACTCAAAGTTTTTTAAGTTAGCAAGATCTTGTTTTCTTGGATTATCAGGTGGCATCGAACAAACCCTCTCGTGAATAATAGCAAGTAGCAACAATCTCAAAAGTGTGATCAATTTGACCAAACAATTGTCTAGACCATTCTGTGCTGACTATCTCGTAATAATAATCGCCGTATAATATAAAGTCGCCTTCACGGACATATAAATCTTGGTCTTCTATAAGTCTACGCTTGTGAAAATATATTGTAATAGTATTTGTTTTATCCATACCAGCAACTGTATCTGCTTTCGTCTCTGTGCTTTGATAGTCAACAAGAGCATAGACTCGAACTGGGGGTAAGAATGTTTTTTCTACTGCCTCGCCATAAAGATCATTGTACTGGGTTATGGAATCGTCAATAGGATAATAAACAACTTGTTGCCCGATAACTCTCTCGATAAGTTCGTCATTGACTTGCTTAACAAGGTTGCGTTCTTTCTCGCCCAGGAATAAAGGGGGTGGGGGCTGATCGGGTTGTGACCACTTACTATCGTCTGACATTAGTTAGCCTTCCTTATCCAACAAACACGCCTGCTGGCACATTCTTATTTATTGTATTTACAGAATCAGCTATTGAGGCATCTTTTGCTGCTAGTGCTTGATATGTTAACTGGTCAAGTGTATCTTTAAGTTCCTCTCTAAGCGTTTGCTGGCGTTCTCTACCCTCGCTGATTAAAGCTGGACCATTTAGTGTGACAGATTCGCCAGGGATGGGCACGGAGGCAAATTTTGAACGTACTTGTCCCAAAGTTTCTTTACATAAGGCAAGAGCAAATCTACGGATCCATTGTTTACCAATTGAATTAATATTTTTATATGGAATATTAGAGAAAGGTATTGTATTCATATTATTAATACCCTCCACTCCGCTTACAGATCCAGAGCTTTCTGTCCAAGCGTCTTCACCAATTCTAAAATTAAACCAAAAATAGCTCGGACTATTACTGACTGGTGATGGAAAAATCCTCAACATATTATCTTTAAGCTCATAAGAATAATGAGAGTTCCTTGTATAGATGGCATCTTCAAACGCCATAGCTTGAGCTTTGTTCTGCCAAGTTGGAATTAATTGGAACGTTGAGTCATCAGCATACTGTCCATAATTGGCTAGATTTCCAACGGTATTAAGTCCTCCGTAATATCCAAAGAACCTCCACATAGCATGAGGAGTTTTATAAAATACCTTATCAATAATTATCTTTTTGCCATCAATTAAACCACTATATGGCACAGCATCATTAGTTGCAACATCAACATTATTAACACTGGCGCTATTTAAGATTGATTGTAGGTCATAGTCTGAAACGCTGGCAGTTGCCCTAAATGAAGCTGAATATATTCTTGTGTTTCCACCAAGTCCGGTTTGTGTTGAAAATCCTTCGGAAACTCTTTGTGAATATGAAAATGTAAACTTAGGATACTTTAGGGATACTTGGGTGCCACTTAAACTAGAAGAAAGTGCTCCGTCGAGTAACTCCCCATCGTGATTGAATGTCCCTGTAGTGCTACCTAAAAAGTCTGGTAACACATTCTTGGACTGGTGCAGATTAATAATATATGAATATTCTAATACTGCTTCCTCATATGCAGCATAGACACTGCCTGTGGTCAACTCAATATCTAATATATCTCCGCCAAGCTTCTGAAATGTATAAGCTACTTGATCTGATGCTCCCGACAAGAAGTCAGCGGAGGCAGTGTACACGCCAATTGGACATTTACTGGCAACAAAGCTTGTGGAACCTGTTGCTGGTAAGATAATAGCACTAACTGTGCTAACTGGTGTAAGAGTGGGTATTGCCATTAAATATAATTCTCCTCTCCTTAATTAGTTGACGACATAAAGAAAACCCCCGCCATTTTCATGACGAGGGAATTCTTTTAGACTACCGTTCGTTTAATCGTATTAAACGAGGTCAAGCACGATGACCAATCCATACATATCAGGACGAACCATCTTCTTACCGTAGCGCGTCATGACTCCCTTGCGGGGCACGAAGTCTTCGGTTCCAAAGATAGTTGGAGTGACTTGCAGGGGCACATATGGTGCGTAGACGTATCCACTTTCCAAGAAGGAACCACCCTTGCGACCGACGAGAACGACGTTGCGAGGGAAGTAAGGATCGACGTAAACGTCCCACTTCTTGGAGAGAGCACCAGTCTTAACAGCACCAACGGTGCCGCGATCAGCGTCTGCGGTTACATTAGCACGGAATCCGGCAGTAAACTCAAGGACGTTAGCAACTTCAGGTCCAACGACGATGAAGTTAGCTCCGCCACGGAGTGTCTTGCGATGGATTTGCGCCGAGACATCGTTGATTGTCTCAACAAGAGTCTCATACCATTCGGAAACAGTTCCGGTGAAATCAGGTGTTGCTGTAGTAGCACCAACTTCTTGACCAGTGGTTCTGTTTAAGAATTTACCAGCGTGACGCGACCAGTAGTATTTACCGGCAGTAGCACCACGAACAAGATCGTTAAGGATTTCCTTATCAATCTCAAGCGCAATCTGCTCAGAAAGAATACTAGTAAGCTCAACTTCGGCGTCAAGGTTGTGATAGGCATTAAGATCCTGTCCCAACTCTGGCGTCCATTTAGCCTTGAGCTTTTTGGTCATTGCTGTAATGCTTACAGAATCAACCTTGATGTCAATCTCTGGGATGACACCGGAGGTTGCTCCGACAGCATTAGCCGCATTCTCACCACCCCAAAGGTCTGCACCAATAACGGAACCGATAACGCCTCCAGCTTCGAAATTATCAGTGAGTGGGAACTCAAGCTGCAATGGAGAGTGTGAGAAGGATGCCGACAATTGTAGAACTGTTCTGGTATCAGAAGAGACGACGGTAAGAATGTGATTCTTCGGGTCGCCTGCTTGCCAGTAACCATTGTTCGCCTGCGAACCGGAATAAGCAGTCAAACGACGCAATTGAAGACCCTCAGAGCCAGTAATTGCAACACCTAAGTGTGTTTGAAGTTCAATGCCAACAAGATCGTCTTTGTTAAGCTGTGAAGGCACAGCAGTTTTAATAACAATAACATTCGTCGAACCAGAAGTAAGTGCTGGATCGAAACGAAGAATCTTGTCAAGAAGACCGGCTGCGGCTGCGCTGTCTGCACCGCCTGGGACACGGACGAAGGAACTTCCTCCGAATGTACCAGAGAGGATTGCCTCACCAGCGGCTACTGCTGTGGAACCAGTTGGTGAAGAGTAACTATTGTTCAAGTTGTAGAACGAAGACTCTGCATCATTGCCTGTAAGGTCAACACCGCCAGTAATCTGAGCGGCAACTGCTCCACCACCATAAAGTGACTCGGCGGAATCATATCCAAGACGACGACCAGTATCGTTAGAAACTGTAAAGTCAAGGAAGAAAATGAGTCCACTTGGGAGGCTCATTGGTTGAACGGAAACGAGATCGTTTGCGATCAAGCCGCCGAATACACGACGGACGATTGGGAAAGCAACTGCTGCGAAACCTTCGACATCACCTGATGCCATTGAAGAACTCTCACGAAGAAGCTCTTTAGCTTGGTTCTCTAAAAGACGAGCCATGCTATTACGGGTACGATCATTATCAAGACCTTCAAGAAGTCCAGTGCGTTCCCATTTATTCATGAGGGCTGCACCTTCTTTCGAAAGATCTCTATCGACGATACCTTCTGTTAATTTATCTAATACGGACATTTTAATTATTTCCTTTTATGTTTATGCCTGCTAATGCTCTCATCCTATCAAAATGTGGACTTTGAGCCTTTGCCCCTCTCTTACGAGGGAGTGTTGGCGATGGTCTTTCAACTGCTTCACGGAGTGACTGCGGAGATTTATTATTTCTAACTTCTCCCACTGCGCTTTGAAGGGTTTCATAAATTACCTTCGCCTCTTCTACAGAATCGGCATTTGATATAGACTCGACAATTCTTGTTTTTTGTCGCTCATTCAAGGAGGTGCTATTTAACACCCGATTTGTATAAAGTAAACGAGCGTTTGAAAGATTAATTTCTTCCAATCGCCCCTTAAGATGTAAAACTGTTTTTTCTAAATTGGACTTTTCTGAAGTAAGGGCTTCAATTTGTTCAGCGAACATGCCAGCCTCTTCTCTTGCCTTCTCCAAAGCTTCGTGCTCTTCTGCGAGTTCGTCGTCTTTGATTGCAGCAAGTTGAACTTCCTGTCCTTGTAAATTTCTAGCCGTTGGAGTTGAACGACCACCAAGACCTTGGTCTGGGACGGTTAAATCAACCGTGAGTTCTTCTGCAAGCTCTTCTGCCAAGGCATTAATGAGATCTTCACTTATGTCAAGATCTTCTTCAGAGCCTTCAACCCCTTCGGTTTCAAGGGCTCCCTCGATTTCTTCTTCAAGATTGTCGGCAAGTTCTTCGTGAGTCTCCTCAACAACTTCTTGCTCTTCGTCTAAAGCCCGCTCTAAAGCTTCAAGGTCCAGTCGAACCATAATCGGTTCGTCGCCCTCTTCAACAGCATAAGGCACTTCATCCATAACTGGACTTTCGTCAGATTCTTCTTCTAAAGTTTCTTCTTCTTGTTCCAGAAGAGAGTCAACGGCTGCACGCACTTCAGAGGAATATTTTTCAATGATTGAAGCTTCCGCATTTTTCATTGCGGCTTCTTTCAAAGCCTCGGCATCGACAATTGCTTGTTCTAACAAGGTGGACATAGATTATTACTCCATAAAATATATTTAGTCGTAAATAAATAGTGTTGTAAAAGCTTAAATGCCAGATAATATTGTTTAGTTACCAGAGCCGGTTATAAACTCATCTAATGTATTAAATTCAATTACGGCTGTAAAGTGGAGATCACCAAAGGCTGCTCCTCCGCCTCCGAACTCTATTGCGACGATTGACCCTGTTCCAAACAAAAAACTTCCTGTTGTTTGAAAGGGTGTTGTCAGATCAAAAGACCCAACAACGTTTTGACCAGAGTTGTTGCTTGCAGTGCTTTGACCGATCATAGTGCAGGCATTGGCGGCAACAGTGCCATTTGCATCATTTATTGATCCTACCCAAAATTGCAGCTTGGGGAAAGCGCCGGTCATACTTTGATTGGTTCGAAACATACACTTAACCAATCTGCCGCTGTATGGCATAATCATCGCATTTTGTTCATCGATTGATGATTGTGCAGCTTTGGTACCATAAACGTTTTGACTAAGTGTTATAAATGCTAAGTCTCCGGCATCTACTGCTCCAAACTGCATGTTTGTATAAAAGTTTTGTGTAAATCTACCACGGGTTCGACCCAAAAGCACACCCGTGCCATCATGTTCTTCGCCATCCACTTCAAGAACTTTAGTAGTCCCACTCATTACAACAAGCGAACCTGTTAAAATTACATCGTCTTCTATAACAAGATCATCTAATATTAAAGTGTCATCTTTTAATAAGGTAGAGCCAGTAACAGATAACGCACCACTTGTTCTAAGGTTTTTGCCAAACACTTCACCTGAACTTGAGATAAAGGAGTTATTTTTGATAGAACCCGATATTAAAGCATCGCCGCTTGTTTCTAAAATCTGTCCAAAAACATTAGCAGAGCTTGATATAAAATATTTACTCTCTATAGAACCACTAGCTTGAAAGGGTCCGCTGGTTGTCATGACTGTGCCGAAGATCTCTCCAGAGCTTGATATGAAAGAAGTGTTTTTAACTGTACCAGTAACTTGAAGCAATCCGCTTGTTCTTAAACCTCCAACAGAAAATACTTCACCAGAGGAAGAGATAATCAATCCATTTTTAATTGAACCTGAAACCCCAAGGTGTCCGCTAGTTTCAATACCAGTACCAAAGAGACGCCCTGACCCTGAAAGATTGCCAACACTTAAAGACCCCATGGTGGAAGCTC